AGTAAATATTGAGGTGCAACTTGTCCAAAGCTAAAGAAGTTTTTAACGCATTTTTTGCACGCATCGAAACGCTTAAATCATTTGATTTAGTGGGCGAGGTTGTAAAGACTGGCATCGACCACGTTGAAAAAATAAATACGCTTGAAGTATCTCTTGGTGATGATAGTCGCACAGAGCTTACCGCACAACTTTACGAGCATGAGCTAGGCATTAACGTTGATATACACGTTAGAAGTTTGGACACAAGCCTTGACGACACTATGCTTGATATTCGTCAACTCGTCGAAGATGCAGTTTTTGGCACAAGCTTAGGCCTTGATTACATTCATCGCATTAATTTTATAGCTCAATCAAGCCCGTTATATAACGCACCTGGCACGGACTATGCGAGCGCCACGCGCCTTGAGTACATGATCCAGTATAAAACCAGTCGAGAAAATCAAGATGTTGACTATGCAAATTAAATGCTTAAAGCGCGTCATTATTGGCAGCCAGTTTTACGAAAAAGGCGCGGTAGTGCCAAAAGTATCAACCAGCGATGGTGAAAACCTAATTTTACGTGGCGCCGCGGTAAAGCTGCCCGTTAAACGAAAGACCAAAACCAAATAAACCACATCAAACAAACATTATTGGAGAAACATCATGGCTGGTGAATTAAACGGCACGAAAGTACTACTAAAGAAAAATGGCACAACTATCGTTGGCCAAGGAGAAGGAACGCTAACAATCGGCGGCACTGTTATTGATATTAGCAATAAGTCATCAAACGGTTACGTGATGCTCTTAAACGGTGAGCTTGCAGGTAAGCAACTGACGTTTGCAGGTACCTTTGTGTATAACAGTGACGCATCTTTTAGAACCGTTCGCGCCGATGCATTAACAGGGACACAAGACGAATATTCGCTTGTTTATCCTAGCGGTGGTGAAACAGACGAATCATTCACGGCTGATATGGTGCCAAACGGTATGAGCGACGCATTGCCTATGGGCGATAAAGTGACTACGTCAATTACATTCTTATCAAGCGGTGAATTCGTTCACGTACCTGCAGCGTAATAGGTGATCTATGAGTGGTGAAATTAACGGCACAACTGGCGTACTGTATAGAGTGGTCGGCACTAGCCAAGAGATTGTTGGTCAACTCGAAATGACTCGCACAGTGTTAGGCGCTCCAATTAACACTGAAAGCAAAACAGATAACGGCTTTGTTACATTAATGAATGGTGAGCTATCCATGGTTGGCTCTACGGTCGCTGGCTCACTTGTTTACAATAACGATGCAGAGTATAAGAAAATTAGAGTTGACGCGCAGGCGGGCAATGTGGGCGCATACGCGTTGGATATTGACGGCGTTATTGATAATTTAATCACGTTTAACGGTATACCGAACGGATTGAGCGATGCGGCGCCGGTTGGCGATAAAATTACCACTTCAATCACATTTTTATCAACAGGTGAATAATGCACTTTAAGTTATGCGGTAAATCATATGAGGCCAAGATGACATTGGCAGCTATGAAGATGTTCAAAGAGCGCACCGATAAAGATCTATGGTTTACGCTTATTTCTGTGTTGCACTGCTTTACGAATAACATGGGTAAAGACTTGCTCACAGTAACGAAAAGCCTAGCGCTAGCTGTAGACCCGCTTACCGCTGCAGAGCTTCTTTATTGCCTAGCTAAACAAGAAAATAAATCACTCGGCATTGAAGAATTTGAAGACGGTGTTATGCGGTGCGGCTGGCGTCCAATTGAGGGTGAAAATACGGATAGCGTAGAGCCATACACATTTTTACTCGTTGATGTTGCTCAGCAAGTAGATAAGCAGATGCACACTCTAGCTATAAAAAAAAAGGAACGAACTGGCTTAGACTCTCCGGCCGAGAGCAGCTAACCGAGTTTGAAACGGACTATTACGGTTATTTTAAGCTATTAGTAACCGTTGCCAAAATTGCACCAGCCGAAGCATGGATGCTTGAATACGTAGAAATATATATTTTACTGGATTTAGACAAACACACTCCATCCACCGACATTAGCATGATGATAAACGCCGAGCGTAAAATGAACGGCCTTACTGATAAGCGATATTTGATTCAATGAGCACAGAAAAATACAATATTGAGCTAAGCGCCAATGCTTTAAAAATGCGCGGTGAATTGGATAAAGCTAATAAAAAACTGCGCGATCTAGAGGGTGGATTTCAAAAAGCAGACGATAAACAAAAAGGCTTTACGTTTAGCGGTGAAAAGTTAGCAAAAGGTATGGCGTTAGTTGGCACCGCTTTACTCGCGGCAACGTCTGCGCTTGTGGCTTATTCCACCGTGCAAGGCCGTGCCATTCGTGAAACCGAAGTACTTGCAACTATGGCAGGGCTGACAAACGAAGAGTTTAGGCGACAGTCTTTTGTCATGGGCACTGTTGGTATAAGCGCTGAGAAATATGGCGACATAATGAAGGACACCCAAGAGAAAGTTGGTGACTTTCTGGCCACTGGCGGCGGCGCATTCCAAGACTTCGCTGACGTTATGAAGTTAACAGAAAAAGACGCGCTTTCACTAGCAAACGAATTTGAAAATATGTCTGGTGACCAAGTATTAAAAGCCATGGTTAGGCAAATGGAAGATGCAGGCGTAAGCACTCAAAAAATGTCGTTTGCTCTCGAAGGTATGGCAAGCGATACCACTAGATTAATTCCTTTACTTAAAGATGGCGGCAACCAAGCGGATCTTTTAGGTAAAAAATTCGATGAAATAAATATTGAACTAAGCGACGAAGAACGCCAGCAATTTAAAGACCTGGCTGATAATGTTGATTTAGCACAAGGCGCGTTCGTTAACTTTATCAACAATGCAATCGCACCTTTTTTGCCCGCTGTTAACAAAGCGGCTGAGTCACTAGCAAACTTTTTTGCAATTGCAAATGACGACTTAGAAGTCAGCGGCATACTTGATAACCACGCTTTAATTGAAAATATTGATAGCCTTTCTCAAATTGAAAAAATTCAGAAGGCGGTAAACGCTCAGATTAACGATTATTCTGTAGCTATAGGCAAGTACAGTGAAGCGGGCCTAAATAGCGATGACTTTATTGATCATCTGGTTAAATTGCATGAAATAAACGCAATCATAGAAGCAAGGGGAGAGTTATTAAAAGCGGAAAGGTCAGAAAGTCAAAATATAGAGACAGCTAGCACCAACACCTCATCAAGTGGTGGTCGATCTGGTGCCGACTCAATTACGGATGGCGAAGCGCTAGAGAAAGAGCTTGAATCACTTCAAGACGCTAAGAAAACAAAATTAAAAATCTTGCGCGAAGAAAAAGACGAGAGGTTGCGCATTCTTGACGAGTTATATTCAGAAGACGCTAAGAACGCTGCGCACTACACGGATTTAAAAAAACAGGTAGATCAAGATTACAGGTTACAAATTTTAGAATTTGCAACTACCGATGAACAGGCCAAGCAAGACGCTTATGCAAACGAATTGGCGAGTTTACGTGAGTTTTACGACAACAAGTTAATATCAGAAGAAGATTATCAAGCTAAGCTTAATGAAATTATAGCCGAGTTTGCCCCGTCCACCCTAAACCCCGAATTACTTGAAGAAGAAAACCAGCGCGAGCTTGAAGCGTTACAAGAAAAACTTGATAACAAATTAATACTTCATCGCGAATATTACGAGCGCTTAGCAGTGCTTGAGAAAAAGGATCTTAAGGACAAGGAAGATAAAAACAATACTGAGATTGATTGGTCTAAATCAAATTCTAAAAAACAGATAGAAGATGGTATTGGTTTATTAAACGCTGTAGGCACTAACTCAAAGAAGATGCATAAATTAAAGCAAGCGGCATCAGCTGCTAATGCTTATATGAACACAGCAGAAGGTATTACTGACGCGCTCAAGACACAAAATTATGCAAGCGCTGCGCTTATAGCGGCTACAGGCGCGATTCAGATTGCGGCTATTCTTTCATCGTCTCCAGATGGCGGTGGTTCTAGTTCAACACAGGCCCCGTCACAACCTCAAGCGCAGCAATCATTTACAGACCAAAGCGCGACGGTTACGGATATATCAAGCGGGGCTCAAGACTCAATGAGAATTAGCATCGAATTTAGCGACGAGATTGTAGACACGATTGGGCGTAAGTATGACCAAGCTAAGTCGGACGGTCGCATATGATTTTTAGTAAATCCAATATCATTCGAAACAATACGATTGTTTTAACAGTCGGCACATTATCAAGTGGTGTCGTGCAAAACGTGCTAAATCCTGACTTCTCAAAAAACATTGTGAGTGTTTCATCTACGCTTTCTGTTGAGGTCCGTTCTGTGGGTAGCTCTCAGTATGTTGCATTGCATGGTTTATTATTGCCAATTGGTACGGTCGTTCGTGCCACTGCTTTAAATTACACCAAAGAATTTACCGTAACCGGTCGCAACAAAAATATAGTTTTTTATAACGATACACCCCAAGCACTAGGTAATTTGACCATAAGCTTTATCGGTGCGGGTCAAAAGATTATTTCTTTCATTCAAGCTGGCCTTTCAACAGTCATTGATTGGGGCACAAGCTCGGGCCAACTATTACCGTATTTGAGTAACAATGTTCGAGAGCGCGTAGCTATAACAAGTCGCGGATTGCCAACGACTAGATTACAAGTTGAAGAAACGCCACGGCTTTCTTTAAACTTGCAAAATATGACTAAAGCATGGGCTGAAAGCGACCTGATTCAAATATACAATCAATATAATACCATTGGCATATTATCAATATTAGATTATGAGCTAGACGACAAGCCTGATCACTCTTATGCAGCGTTTGAACTATCAAGCGCCACAGTTAAAACGCACTCGCAAACCACAACGCTAGTTGATGTAAACTTATCATTCAGGGCGGTCGCGTGAGAATACATTTTCATGTTATTGAGCTTGATTTACCTCAAGTTGTTGGTGCCTGCACAATAAGCGGCGAGCCGGGTTTTTCTACACCGCTAACATGCAATGACCAGAGTAGCTTCACGACCGTTATAAAAACACATAAGTTTACAGATACAGGATTGCTGCTAAATGAATCAGATGTTTATAAGTGCCTGCAGCGAGTTAATGAAACAACACCAAAGTTAAAGGCGGGCAACGGTGTAGCGAGTCGGGCCACTGCTAATATTTCTCTTATAGATTTTATTGAAGATCCAAACTTAACTAGTCCGGCGCTTATTGCAAACCCCGACTTAGCTCGGCAAGGCACGTTTTTTGGCAAACTAAAAGCCAGAAACATATTAGCAAACAAGCGTGTTCGCGTGAAATACTATGAGTCTGACGGTGTTACTCACACCTTAATTAGAACAAACAACTATATTGCAACTGACATAAAGCGCGGTAGCAATGATACCTGGTCTTTAACATGCAAAGACGTTCTATATCGGGCTGATGCTGACAAGTCTCAATTTCCCAAAGTCATAACTGGCAGATTAACAGGTGGCATAAATAGCGGTTCAACGTCGATAACCTTTGAAGGTGATATTGCAGACTGGACACCGTTTGCAAAATACACAGCGGTTATTAGTAACGACTTACTTATGATCACAAACGCCAGCGGAAATGCTACGCAAGTCACTCTGACTGTGGCCAGAGCCTCGACTATAACGCTAGGTGATAGAACTATATTGAATCAACCAGAAGATCATTCCGCTGGTGATGAGGTTTTTCGCGCTCGTAAATACAACAACGCAAATCTATATACAGTACTGCAAGACGTTTTTGCTGACGCAGGCATGTCAGTCGATGACTATGACGGTACTACGATGCAGTCTGAAATAGCGACTTGGATCCCCAGCATTGAAAACTCTATAGATGCAATATTCTTTGAATCAAAAGACAGTGCCAAACAGTTAGATGATATATGCGCACAATTTATGCTCGATATTTGGACTGATACTGAGCTTGGTAAAGTTACGCTAAAAGCCACAACGCCATGGAACCAGACTACCGCCGTATTAATAGAAAACCAGCAAATAAAATTCGGCTCGATTAGCATTTCAGAGTCAAAGGATCTGCATTATTCTCGTGCATTCTTGCAGTACGACAAGCGAAAGCTAACGGAGTCTGATGATAATGTGAATTTTGCTCGCTCTAGCCTGGCGGTTAACCGAGATTTGGAAGGTCCGCTTTATTATGATGAAGAGAAAATTAAAAAGCTTGGTAAGTCGATAATACTTTCAAACAAAACTAGCAACATAGAGATTGGCGATCTAATCACAACTCGTTATGTGCAGCGTTTTAGTAATAGGCCAGAGCAGATCGACTTTACGATTGACGAAAGTAACCTTAATTTTAAACTTGGCGATGTTGTTGAAATAGTAACTGCTGATAATCAAGATATTTTCGGCAATCCGAAGCAAGGTTTCAGATCCCAAGTTACGCAAGTCAGCCCAACAAATGATGGTGGCCGCTTATATAAAGTTTCTACAACTACATATAATCCTTTTATCGGCGGTGTATTTGGTGGCGACATTCGGGTCAATTCTCAATTAGACGTAAACTTATATACTGAATCAGGTGGACCACCAGAAGCGGGCACCTTTACCTTTATTTTTGATGGTAAGCCTTACGGTCAAAACTCCTTGCCTCAAGCGGTTGCAATTGGCTCGTTTCAAACTGGCAGTATTGTCAATATCGTAGCCGTTAATGGCGCCATTATCACTGCGAAAGGTGGATTCGGCGGCAACGGCGGTCGTGGCAGTAATCGCGGTGAAGATGGCGACGATGGCGGTGATGGAGGGGTGACACTTAGAGGTACACCGGGCGTTACCGTTAATGTGTATTTACTTGGTGCAACTGGCGACCTAGGAAACGCATCGTATACTGCCGATGGCTATTTAGCCGCAGCTGGCGGAGGAGGTTCGGGAGGTGCTGGTAGTCGTGATGATATTGGACAAAGAATGGAAGAGGTTATTGGCGGCGGCGGCGGCGGTGTGGGAAGTGGATTTACTGCTAACAATATAGGTCGCGGCGGTCGTGGCAGTAATTTCGGTGAAGATGGCGACGATGGTAGACCTGGTACGCCACTAATTGCTGGTGATGGTGGTTATTCTGGCGCAGACAACGGCGCTAAGGGCGGCAATAGTGAGTCAGGCGCGTCAACGACAGGCGCAAGAGGTGGCGCAGCGGGTAAAGCCATTGTATTAAACAGCGGCACAGTCAACATTATAACAAATGGCAACACGTCCAGATTTAAGCGTGGTGCCGGTGACGCTCCAAGCTCTATCACATAGGCCTAAAAATGATTGGTGAGTTATTTGATAATGTTGAGCTATTCGACAATCAAGAGCTCGCCCGTTATTTTCGATTACCCCAAGCCCGAAACGGCACAAAAGCACTTGTGTTACGAGAAGGGCTAAGCATTGTTGGACAGCTTGAAATGAGCATCTCATTTATTGGTTCTGTCATAAACGTTAGTAACCCTTCAAATGATAAGTTTGTAAAGTTAAAAAACAACGTGCTTTATGGAAAGCAATTTAAAGTAAGCGGTTCAATTATTTACAACAGCAGTGTTATTTACAATCAAATAAAAATAGATT